CCGAGTAGAGATTCAACAGTTCGAGCAGTCGCCCACCGTTTGAAAAGAAAAGCCCCGCTGCCCACGTTAGTTGGATACCCCCAATGACAAAGCTGGCTAGGTGGGGTCTTGGTAAAATTTTCATAAGGTTACTTACTACTCCGCGTCGATGAACTTATCTAGCGGTATGAGTACACCACCATTAATTTCGCCGTTACCCAGTAGCTCTAGTTTGACCATAGGGCAGTCAACCTCAAGCTCAGATACCACAACCTCGTTGTAGTCAGCCATAAAGGCAACCATTGCGCCGTTCATAACTTGGGTTGACCCGTCCTCCTGCTCCGTGCCGTGCTTTTTGATGAGCTCGGTACGCTGCGCCTCGATAACCAAATACTCCGGCTCCAGCTTTCGGATTATCCGGTTGATCCAATACGCGCCCTTAACAGGCAGCTTTTCTTGGGCAAGCTTTTTCAGAGCTTCAACAGCACCTACTACTTCGCCAGCAGTCAGTTTCATAAAACTCTCCATATAATTGAAATAACTACACTTGATACAACAGGCAGAGCCGCGTCAATGCGACTCCATTTATCCCACTCACCCGGCCACCATCCCTTGTGCCAAACGTCTGCCGTGCTCCCATCACCCTTGATACGATACTGGTGCTGCGCCATTTCGCGTGAGTAGAAGAACAGAAACACACCGAGTATCGCAGCCTCCCATGATGCGGTCATAGCGTGCATCAGCGCCAGTATCGGCAGCGCAAGGATGCAGTGAAATGCGCTTTTAACCCAGCGGTGGATTATCATGCCCTATTCTCCAGTAGTTGCATTTGCGCGTGTAACGATTTGTTTTCGGCAACAAGCTCTTTTATCTGACGGGTGTGGTCATTTAAACCTTCGCCTATCTGCCTGATAGCCCCGGTGTTAAGCATGGTTAATTTGCTCATGTTGACGAAGTGGTGTCCATCATCGTTGAACGTAACAATCTTATTTCTCTCCAGCGCGTCACGCTTGTCCAGCATCCACTCACCAAACTTCCGTTTGATCGGGTCATCGGCACGGGCGACGTTATAAGATAGCGCGTCAAGCGCAGCAATGTCGTCCATATGATCGAAGTTGGTCCATGCGGTCCCCACGTCCTGATGGGAATCTCCGTCTGAATCCAAAATAAATCTTACGGTGTTGTGATCTTTGATACACACTAAGTTCGTGTCTGCTGGCATCGCTGTTCCGGCGGTTCCACTTTTAGCCGACGCTGTAATATGCACAGGCGCGCTCGCGGCAGTAGACCTTGTTGATTGGGTGTCGGTTATGTAGCCTTGTATAGCCATAGAATTATATTGGCCTGTACCCGCATAACCACCGATCCATATTCCACCATAGGTATTACCCGTCCATATCTCTCCACAGGTATCAGCCTCTGCAAGAGTAGTAAATCCAGTTGATACACCCGAGTTCTTTAAAGTCAACAGCGAGCCGAATCCTGCACCCTCGTTAATTGTTACTCCTACCAATTGGTTAACGTTCGAGGTGCTTGCACCTACATATAAACCAGTCGAGTCAATGGTTACCCGCTGTGCTCCAGCAGTAAAGATTTCCAGATTCCGGTCAGTGTGGTCATACTGGACGCGGCCATCCGTTGCGCTATCTGTGTCACCGAAAAAGATACCTGCAACGCTGGTATTGCCGCTGATAATCTGTAGGTAAGCGGGCGACCCCGCAGCTGAGGCACCAGCCAGCGTAAGCACCGTGCCAGCGGTCAACGCCGGGATAGTTCCAGTACCGAGTCTGTCGATGAAGGCATACGTGTCTGCAGGGATTGTTCCGCTACGACCTATTTGTAGCGTTCCCTCTAGGTAATTAGCAGCCGTGCCTGTCATATACAGGTTCCAAGCATTTGAAGCCGCAGCTATCTCCCCGTAATACCCGTAATTATTTGTGCCTACCGTAGTGTTGGGAGCTTTATACCCATACGTATTAGTTACAGTCCCGCCCCCGCTATTAACGAATGACGTCTGATATGCCGCCATGTCAACCACAACGCAGTTAGCTAAGCTCCGCGTCTGAGAATACACACCTGTCATACCGGTAATTTGCCCGGTGCCTGACACTGCGGGAGTGGAATACACACCAACAACAGCACCACCTGACGCTATGTTCAAAGTGTTAGTGAATCCAACCTGCGATACTGTGGGCGATGCCATAACTGCCCGAAATAACGCAGTTCCCTGAGTGGTTGTCTGCGTTGTTTGCCCGTCAAAGTAAGCTGTGCTTGTCGTAGCGGCTAGATGCCCAAATCCTTTGTAAACGCGGAAGCGGTAGTCGCCTCCACTAAATATCCCAATCTCCACAATCCCGGAACTGGAGACCCGCATATTCTCCGTGATAACGCCCGAAGGAAGGGCGGTCTGAAACGATAAGCGACCGGGCACCCACCCTGCTCCAACAGTGCCTTCCGCAGAGGCTGTTATTCTTACGGATTCCCGCATCGTTCCGCTTACGGCGTCTAACCCATAAAAGTTGATTGTTCCGAGGCCGTCACCGGTAATTACCGCTACATTTGATCCATGCTCTTTACTGAATTTAAAATATGACGCGGTGGTGTCGGCAGTAATACTTCGTATCCCCATCTGAGGAGCGAAGGCACCATTACCTAATATCTGGAGGTCGCAACTTGTGTCAAATTCTGTGGGAGTGCCGATTAACAGCGGGCCAGTTGTGATTGTTAGGCTTGTCGCACTAGCCGCACCTAATACCGGTGTAACCAACGTCGGAGAAGTCGCTCTTACAGGCGCACCTGAACCCTGAGCAGTAGTCCATACAGGCAGGGCAGACGCCCCACCACCCACGAGGATCTCCGTCGTAGCACCCGCCGCAAGCGTTTGATGGACGCCTGTGGCCGTGGTGCCAGCAGCGAGCAGCCCGTAGGCTGTGGTGCTTGTCGAACGTCCTGTGCCACCGTCAGCTACAGCGATATCAGTGCCGTTCCATACGCCACTGGTGATCGTTCCAACTACAGTGGCTGCAGCGGTATTCACAGCAGCAGTAGTGACAATCTCGGTCTTTACGTTGGCGAGCGTCTTGGGTCTGACTAAACCATCAGTGGCAATCTCAACGTAATAATGAGTCGCTGCCGTCGCGGTATCCGCGATCTCGGATAAAGTAAGGGCGGATAAAGAAAGGGAAGGCATCCAGTCAAACATTGCCAGAATATCCGTCCCATCGCAGCGAAGGGGGGCAGTAAGTCCATTGGGGATAGTGATGCCCGTCCCCGCGGAAGTTTTAACAACTACGCTAAACCCACCCGTCGTAGAGTTTTCTGCAACGTACAACTTGCTAACAGTCGGAACTACCGCGTTACGCGCCGCACTTAGGGCCCCCCCTATATTAATTACAGCTTGCCGCGCCTCGTCTGTTACGCCGTTGAGAGCCGTCAGTGTGTAATTGGCGGCATCGTCATGCGTTACTGCAGCGGTTCCCGATATGGACTGCTCCAGTAAGGTGCCGAGGTTTGTATTAGTTATTGTCCCCCATGTTCCTGCTAACTCCCCGGTAGCGGGGAGATTGATTCGGAGGTTAGTCGAATACGTGGTAGCCATGTCGTACTCCTAAAAAGCAGGCGCTTATCAATTTATTCTAACCCAATTAGGCACCTGCGTGTTATCCACGGGAACCCAACCGGAGCTTTGTGTGTCGTCAACAAGAGTCCACCCGGACCCCTGCATGGTATCGACTTTTTGCCACACACTGGCTGGATAGCCAGTTATTACAAGATTCCCCGTAGACGGAGAGACCGAAGCACTGTCTGTAACTACTACTGTGGGCGTTTCACCGACCAGAGTGAGTGCCCCTTGAGCAGGCGTTATTGCAACATTGACCCCCCCAATAGACACTGTAGGTGCCGCCCCAGTAAGAACAAGGGCCCCTACGGTGGGTGTAACACTTACATCCTGCTCCACAGAGGGAGCCACACCAGCAAGGGTTACACCCCCGACGGAGGGAGTGACAACACTGTTCTGTAATAACTCAGGAGCTGCCCCAGCAAGCGTTACAGCCCCAACCGTAGGGGTTACCTCTGCGTTAGCCGTAGATGTAACGTCTGGGTCGATGCCGGTTAAATTAAGCGCACCTACTGACGGAGTTACCCGGGCATCCTGCACCACCGTTGGTGCAATGCCGGCGATCGTCAACGCTCCTACTGTGGGAGTGGCTAGAGCATTATCGCCGGAAGAAACTACGGGGGCTGCCCCAGTAAGAGCAAGCGCCCCCACCGCGGGCGTGATACTTGCTGTAACGGTAGGCGTTGTGCCAGTAAATACAAGCGTTGCCGTTGCTGGCGCGATACTGGTTGTAACCGTCGGAGTAGCGCCGGCAAAAGCAATGGAACCAACAGTTGGGGTGATGTTGGTATTGCCACTACCAGACTCAATAACAGAGGGCTCGATCCCCGCAAGAAGGAGGGACCCTACTGCGGGAATAATAGAGGTAGCACTACGGACAACGGGAGCTACTCCAGTGAGGAGCAGCGCTCCGACTGTAGGGATAGCAACGCTTCCACTTAATAGAGCCGGTGTCCCACCAGTAATAATAAGAGCCCCAGCCGTTGGCGCGGCGACCGTGCCCGCGCGTAACTCTGGAGCAGCCCCAGAGAGTACAAGAGACCCTACTGTCGGCGTAATAACAGAGCTGGATAAAACATCGGGGGTAATCCCCGTAAGCGTGAGGCTGCCTACGGTCGGGGTAATACGGGCACCGCTATCTAATACCGGAACCGTACCGGTTAAGTTTAGCGCCCCTACAGTCGGAGTAATAAAGTTACTGGCAGCCACAACAGGAGTAGCACCAGCAAGAGTCAGGCTACCCACTGCTACGGGAATAATAGTGCTCGTAATTGTGGTCGGCGCAGCACCGGAAAGAACTAAAGAGCCTACCGACGGTGTAATTGAGAAAGTACCTACAACAACGGGGGCAACTCCGGAAAGAGTGAGCGTCCCGGCTGCGGGTGTAATAACGGTGCTCTCAGAAACTGCCGGTGCAACCCCTGATAAAGTTAGCGCCCCCACCGTGGGCGAGACAGGGGTGCCCTGTACTACTGACGGCGCTGTACCAGCAAGAACTAAGCTTCCTACAGTCGGAGTAATTACTTCGCTGATAGTTACGGCGGCGGCTACCCCAGTTAAAGTAAGGGAGCCTACTGACGGCGTTACTAAATTTGCATTTATAACAACTGGCGCAGCACCAGCGAGCGTTGCGGTGCCCTGAGTAGGCGTTGTTTCTGTGCCCCGATTGACAGTAGGTGCAGCGCCAGCAAGAAGGAGTGCCCCCGCATCGGGAGTTATATCGATGTTGGAAACAGCAAGAACAACAGGCGCGTAGCCAGTTAAATTTAGCGCTGCCGCTGGTGGGTCGATATAAACTAAATCTTGAAGCGGAGGGTACCCCGTAAGTACCATACCCGCCGCGCCGCCGCCCCAAGGATCACTACCCCAGCCATCCATGCCCCAGCCGGCCTCCGGGGTTATGACGGTGCCATAAACGGTACTGCCAGCAACCCCAGCCAGCGTTAGCAAACCAGTAGTTGGCGTGACAACTGAGTTTAAAGACTGTGTAACAACGGGCTCTATCCCCGTAAGGAGAAGGGCACCCACATCTGGAGTTACCAGTGTTGGGACCTGAACAACAGGAACCAACCCAGCTAGTGTGAGCGACCCCACCGTAGGGGTCATCTCTGCGTTAGCCGTAGATGTAACGTCTGGGTCGATGCCAGTTAAATTAAGCGCACCTACCGTAGGCAGAACCAGATTATTTTGGACTACTGGCGGAATTACGCCGGCAGTGGTTATTGCCCCAACAAGGGGGGTACGATCGGTGTTTGAAGCTAGCGCCGCTTTAAACGTCGCAACAGCGGTGGACCATACTTCCGAGGAACTGAGGGTCGCGCCGTAGTTTGTAGACGTTGTGGCAGATACAACTACTGTTGCTACTGCCGTTGTGTTCCTGCCAGCCGGGGATCCCCCGGAACTAGCCGTGCCTATTTGTGCTTGCCCGTTATCGTAGCTACCCCAAGTACTGCTGTTTATGTTGCTGTATAGGGCAACGACGAGCTCGTCTGCTTGCGCAAGAGTACCCGTGGTACCCGTGGTACCCGCGGTACCGGTACCGGTATTGGAGTTTCCTACGTCGAGGGGGGTTGCATCGATACCAGACCACTCAGAAGCAACACCAGAATTGCGATTAGATGCTGCTAGAGTGAACGTCCACGTCGTTCCCTCTGTACCGTCCGCTATTTTGTAGTAAAGGGCGCTATCTATACCCGAGCCGTTACCCCCGGCTCGCGCAAGGGTAACAGAGTGCGGGACGGCGGATACCGTAGTATTCCCGCGCCAAGACAGACCAAGAACAACTAAATTGCCAAGCGTTGGTGCAGAGGGGAACGTAAAAATAACGGAAGTGCTACCGTTACTAGAATTTGTGTTCCTCTGTGCGGTTAGCTCAGCTATAGCCACGGCGTTTGCCTATTCTGAATAGGCATAGCCATGTACAACAGCGAGCGCTGCTAGCTTATTTCGCGCATAACACCATGGCTACACCCACAAGTTACACGAGGGTGAACACGCCCGTTGCCGCGGGCAAAATCGTCAACGTATTTGGCGACGTGATAGTAAACTGCGTCGTCGATAGGGCGGCGTAGCATATTGGTAGCCCGTTTGACGCGCCGGTCGACGTACGTATGACCGCGTAGCGAACATTGATCAACGAAGAACCCGATGCAGTGAATACCAAGCCAGTCGTAGTGTAGTAAAACTTCATTGTTGACTGGTTTGCGCCGGTTGACCATGCCACGTTACCGATAGTACGACCGCTGGAGACGTAGTTACCCCGTGCGGAGATATTGCTGCCGATAGACGCCCACAACGATATGGTCGTAGCGAGAGAACGCATATTGGATAAGTTTGCGCTTGCCGCCGTTGTATGAAGGGCCATCCGGAAAACACCGGTGTGCAGTGTTAAAGCACCACGCCCCAAATTCCTCTTTGCGAGGCCAAACACTTTCCATGCAGATGCAGCCATTTTAGCTCTCCTTTACAAAATCAACTTCTTCAATTTCGGAACCCACTTTAAGCAGGTACGCTAACAACCCGTCGCCGTATACCTCTAGCTCAATTTCATTGCCCAGCAACTTAACTAAGTCGAGGAACTCGTGCGCTTGTGACGCTTGCCAAATAGAGGTCATAAATATCCGACCAGACGGTGCGCCGCGAACACTTACGGACGTCGGGAGCATTACGTCTACATCATTTTCTTTTTGCTCGTACGCGTGGTGGACACCGTCCATAGCGCACGAGTCGCACCCGTACAAATGAAACTTACGATACCCAAGCAAGCGAAGGAGGGGTATCCCACGAAGCAAAACTGTACTGCCACCGGGGACCCACCACCATTTCTTGTCATATGCCAAATTCAGGATGTCGTGGTGTAACTCCGCACCGGTATGCCATAGGTACGTCCTGTCCTTGGGCAAACCCTCGAGCACTGTGGGGTCGCACTGCGAGCAGATCAAATACCGGCAATCGTCAACAACAGGGTGAGAAAATCGGGCATTGTGCTCCCGCGCGTCGACAATTATCGTTGCAGACGGCGTTAGCCCGCGCTCGAGGCACCAGTTGTATGTATTGTTGAGCGTGATGAGCTTTACGCCGCGCGCGCGGTGGGCGCGGATATCATCCTCAAACTGACTCAGCGACGGGCCGCCACCGAGTATCATACACTCAAAATCATTGGTATCGTGTGGCTCAACCTGCTTCCAGTCTTGCGCAATATTGAAGCTTACATTACTGCGTGCTTTTTCTTCAGCTATATTAAGCTTCCCAGATTCTTGAACAGCATCACCGCTAGTCCACGCCGAAACGTAAAACATACAGTGAGAGCCAAAATCTTTCGACCAATGAACAAGGCACTTTCTCTCATTGAACTTCTGGAGCCACCATTCATACGGACGAACCGTCAAATGCAGTGGGTGCCCCACTAGGCCCCCCAACACATCATCTACCGTGCTGATCTGGAAAAAAATGTGCTGGCACGCCATAAGGCAGTTGTTCAGTACACGATTTACCCCTTCTGGCGGAATGTGCTCCATTACATCCGTACAAAAACCGTAGGACGTTGTTATGGGAATCTCTTTCGTAAGGTCCGCCTCAACGAAACGAAGGGCATGCTTCTGTGCTTCGAGCATGTCACGGATATCCGCGTCGAGACAGTTATCCGCAAAATCCACCATAGTCACATTCAGGTTAGCCCCCATTGGAGGAGGGAGAGCCAGCAGCAACGAAGCACGCCCTGTGCCGCAGCCCAGATCCAAAACAGAAGATCCTGCCTCGGGGCGGGCTTGCATAAGAAACTCAGAGACGCAGTGCTCCCCGGGGGCAACAGCGCGGTAATCCTGCGTGTCCCACAGCTTCTTGTATATCTCCTTTTCAGGAGGACGTGACACTAGCTCATTGACTTCCATTTGCGATACATCTCCTTGGCAAAAACCTCTTCCCCAGAACGATTTTTTTGCGCTTTAGAAAAAGCCAGAAACATAGCCCTCTCCTGCTCAGGTATTTGGGAGATGAGCATTCGCTCTTCTACCTTCACTACCGGCGCATAACCGCGTGTAAATCCTTCATCGATTCCCATCATGGCACCTGTAATCTAGTTTGCTGCGTACGGTACGCATCTTGACGCTCTTTGCCATCGCTGAGCACCTTAAATAAACCCATCGCTTCTTTAAACTGCTTTTCGTAGTACGCCATCATGTCCTGCTCGCCCTTCATGTACCCATATGCTTCAACTAGCGCCCCGTAAAGAAGTGCAGAATCAAAGTAGGTACTCAGCCACGTCGTGCCGGCTTCCCCAGCGTCGACCAAGGAATCCGGATATGCGTAGTAGTGTAACTCAACAGAATAGCTTGTGTCAGGGGTACGCGACAGGATGATGGAGTTCTGATCAAACAGGGCGTAGTAATCAGCTAGCCCCTCATCGGTGGAGTCCGGATAGGCTTCCCGTATCCAACTCACATCTTTCTGCAGCAGCGTGTGGGCCAAGCCACTACCGTCCGTTACGATCAGCTCAAACGGAGCTAAGAAGTCCGCCGGCAAGGTCAAAAAGCGATTACTCGCTGTAGTGGACCCAGTCTGGTTCTTCTTGAAAAGAGGGCTCTCCGTATTATTGACAATACGCTGCTCTGCCTGACGAATAAACGTAGGAATATTCGCTATGAACGATGTTTCATAGTTTTCCGTGTACTGCTGAAGCGCTGTAGTCAGCTGGGCGTAGGTCAGAGCCATCTATGCGCCTACTTGCTTCCCTTAATGCTCGCGCGATTACCTTTTTTGGGGCGTCCAATTACCCCGCCATCAGACTCGCCCTTATTCTCGTTCAGCGTTGGTTGAGGGCTGCCCTTTTGTAGAGCACACCGAGCGTAATTACGCCCTTCCTTTTTCATCTTGTCCTGTGAAAGACCACTCATAGCATTCTCCTTAGTTCCTGCGTGGTGTGGGGGCCACCCCTGTAGCTACTACTCCCCCTACAGGGGGCGTTACAGCAGTGGTAAATACTGGAACTCCGAATCCGGTAAATCCTACCAAAATTGGGTTATTCGTTACATCCATGCGCTTGTCCGGGCGGGGGTTACGTAGCGCCTGCGGGTCAAATATGGGCGTTTTGCCGAGCTGATACTGCGGGTGATCTTCGTCTAAACACTCCGCGCAAACAAGCAATCCGGACTTTCTCTGATCGATGACCTGATCCCGCAGCTCCCGCAATAGGCGTTGCTGCCCACATCTATCACAAATTGCGACAGCGATTTTACCTGTTGCAAAAGAGGTACTCATAACATTGACGCCCGCGGGATAAAACGCACTGGAGCTTTTTCACGGTCTTCGTCCATCGCAAGCATCATCTGCTCATCATAGATGGCTTTCAGCATTGGCACTCGCTCAATTAACTCAGGCTTGCGCAGGGACATGTAATAGGACAGACCAGCTACCAGCGCAGGATAAAAGCGAAAGGGCACGTCCTGCGTAAACCCAGCATTACTGCCGGCGTCTTCCAAGCGTCGTAGGTAAACGTAATACAGAGTCCACGTCTGCGTTGCATCGGGCACAGGCCACAGCGTCACCGTCGGGGCCAACTGGCGGTCTACCATATACTGTAGCGGGCGACCGGATGACAGCTTGTTGGGTATCGTGTCGTACTGCGCCATGGATATACGGCTGATCTTTAGATCTTGCTGCGTTACCACATTGGTAGCATCAGTACGGATAACTACGTCAAACAGATCAACGCAATCAGCGGGGAGGGCGTATGTAGCGGTTGCAGCTACCAACGTCTCCGAAGCAGAGGTCAGGGTCCAGAGATTTATGCCCCGATTAGACCACTCCATTAAAAGTGTGTTGAGCGCAAAACGCGCAGAGCGAAAGTCAAAGCCCGTCCGCGCCTCAAACCCGGCAATAGCACAAGCTTCCTCAATCAGATTAACCTGATCGGGATTAAAGATTGTTGTGCCGGATGTAGCCACTACACTGTGCCCCTAGTCATCATCATGCGAGCCCCCTCGGTACTCCCCAGCGTTTTGTTCGTAGTCGTATGCGGCTTGCTGCGCCTGCTGCTGCTGCACAGCGGCTTGCTGTGCAGCAACTTGCTCCGCTTTAAACTGTGCAGCTGCTGCTTGAGACGCTTGCTGCTGGGCTTGGAATGCCGTGGCGGCTTGCGCTTGCTGCTGCGCGATATTCTGCTGCTGCTGCTGAAGGTACGCAAGACCACCAGTTTGCTG